TCGCCAAGGGCGTCCGCGTCATCGTGCAGGGCCGGTTGAAGCAGCGGTCTTACGAGGACGGCCAGGGCGTGAAGCGGACCGTGTACGAGATCGACGTCGACGAGGTCGGCCCGACCCTCGCGCGGGCCACCGCCAAGGTCACCAAGAACCCGAGCAGCGGCGGGCAGGCAGGTGTTCCAAATGGAACACCTGGTGGACAGAGCGTCACTGGCCAGCAGCAGGGTGGCGGTTGGGGCGCCCCGGCCGGCCAGCAGCAGACCGGGCACAGCGCCGGGTACAGCGACGAGCCCCCGTTCTGATCAGCGACTAACCGGAGAAGGGAGCCGACGTGACCCTCAACGATCAAGCCGTGCACGCCTGCGGTCTGTGCGAGGGCGAGGCTGGCGGCCGATACCTGTGTGAGCGGGACACGGTTGCCCTCGTCCGGCGCCTCGGCCTGCTGCCCGACCTCGACGCCGAGCTGGCCATGCACTTGGTGCCCGCGCGCTCCGGATTCGGCGAGCTGGTCGCCACGCGGTCGGCCGCCGGTCCGAGGTCGCCGATCAACGAGGCGGTGTTCGACGAGATCCACGGCAACCAGACGGGCGAGGTTGTCCACTCCTGGCGGGTGGACATCCAGCGGGAGCGCTGGCCGCAGCACGCGGCCCCGCCCCGGGCCGGACTGGCCGCGGACTGCCGGTGGCTGGCGATGGAGCTGGAGTGGATCGTCGTCCACTACCCGGCGGCCGGCGATCTGGCGCGCGAGGTCCGCGAGTCGGAGGCCCAGCTCCGATCGCTCGTCGGGGATCCGCTGCCGCGTCGTCAGCGGCTCGGGTTGTGCGTGGCCGCGGCGGACGGGGCGGTGTGCGGTGCGGTGCTGTCCCGGCTGCCGGGCGAGGCGGTGCGGTGCCGGTGGTGCGGGGCGTCGTACCGGACGGAGCAGGAGTTGCTGCTGCTCGCGCACTTCCAGCCGCAGGAGTCGGCATGATGTCGCCACGGGTGTTGACATCCGTCGCCACCCCTGGCTACAGTTGTGGAACGGCCACCGCTTCCGGTACTAGGAGGGACGTGACTACGTGGAGAGAGCGCCATGACGCAGCCGTCCAGAAGCAGAACGCCGCACAGAAGGCGTACCAGGAAGCCACCGACGAACGAGCCCAGGCCCTCATCGACGGGGAAACCGAACTCGGCAGCCAAGCAGCAGTAGCCAGAGAACTCGGCGTCACCCGGGCCGGCATCAACCGGGCCATCAACGCCCTGAAGAACAAACAGGCGTAGCTACACCCCACAACTGAAGACGGCCCAAGGCCGGGATTGCCGTCCCAGCCAAGGGCCTGACCGAGAACGCCATCCTGACTAGACCAGGAGGAGATCCGGCTATGGCCGATCTTTCCATGCCCGCCTGCTCGGACGACACCACCCCGTTGCCCGAGCGCAGCGCCCTCGACACCGCCATCGCCCTGGCCCAGCGGAGCCTCGCCAACTACGGCCGCCCCGACTTCCGCGACCCGAACGCCATCAGCCACGCCCACGGCCACATCACCGAGTCGCTCCGCATCCTGCTCCACACCCTCGGCGTCGAGACGGGTGAGGACCAGTGAGCACCGAGCCCCGCACTGTCACCCTCGCCACCATCGACCGCGGCCCGGTGACGATCCCCGAGCCCTCGTGGTGCCAGGGGCACAGCCACCACGACCCCGAGACCGAGTACGTCGACGTCATCCACGGCAGCCCGGAGATCAGCCTCACCTTCCACTCCGCCGTGCTGCTCGCCGCGGGCCTGGTCCAGTCGCCGCACGCCAGCGTCGACGCCACCCCCGGGCTCGGCGGCCCGACCCCCGGAGTCTCGGTCCACCCGCTCGGCGAGACCCTCGGCCCGGTCGACCTGTACGAGCTCGCCGCCGCACTCGACTCCTACGCCGACCGCCTGCGCGACCTCGCCGACCAGCTCGACACGATCCTCACCGGGGGTGGCCGGTGAGCCGCATCCGTCGCGCCGTCGCCTGGCTGGCCCGCCCGTTCAAGCGGACCGCCCCGCACACCGGCCGCCGCCCCTCAGCGCCGCTGTGGGTCCGCGGACTCACCGCCGGCGGACGCCCCATCGTCCTCGGCGTCGCCCTCCTCATGTGCGCGCCCGGCGAGTACCACCTCGCCGAGACCGCCGGATGGGACGACCCCTTCACCTACGGCATGCCGGTCGTCCTGTCCGCCTACGCGGGCATCGCGGCCGCCGTCGCCTCCACCCGACGCCGCGGTGACCGGGGCCGCTGGTCCGCCATCATCGGCGCCTGCCTCGCCCTCGGCCTCGCCATGGCCGCCCAGGTCGTGTCGCACCTGATCACCACCGGGCACGTCATCGCCGACCAGCCCGTCCTGATCGCCGTCACGAGCCTGGTCCCGCCCGCCGTCGTCGGCCACCTGCTGCACCTCGCGGCCAGCCCGCCGGACGGCCACCAGGACGCCCGGGACGCCGAGGACGCGACCGCGTCCGACCCCGCCCCGAGCGTCCCCGTGACACCAATTGGTGTCACGGCCGAGCCCGTCGAGCCGCCCACCGTCACCCTCGAACGCGACCCTCAGCAGGACGCCACCGGGACGCCCGAACTCCCGCCCGGGACGGGGCAGGACGCCGAGGACGCCGAGGACGGACCGCCGCCCGAGCCACCCCTCATGACGTCCGCTCAGGTCGCCGCGCAGTACGGCATCGACCCGTCCACCGTCCGCTCCTGGGTGGCGGCCGGACGCCTCACCGTCCACAGCAAGGACGCCCGAGGACGCAACCTCTTCCACCCGGACGCCCTCCCCGAACGACAGGCGGTCACAGCATGATGCGCCTGCTCTTCGGAGCCCTCCTCGGCCTGCTCGCCGCCTTCCCGTCGCTCCTCGGCCTGGCCGCCACGGCGGTCCTGCACCCGGTCGTCCTCGCCGTCCTGGTCGGCGTCCTCGCCTGGCCGCGTCTCGCCCGCACCCTGCGGAGGTGGACCACGTGAGCGACGCTCTCGCCAAGGCAGAGGCCGCGGCATCCGAAGCCGCGGTGAATACGGCCGCCGTACAGGTCGCCCTCGCCGCCATCGAGCTGGCCAAGCTCGCCCAGCAGCAGCCCGCCGCCCAGCAGCCCGCATGCCACCAGGCGCACCGTCAGGGCCGCAGCACGGGCGAGTGGCTGGGCATCGGTGGCGCCGTGTGCGTCGGTGGTGTCGGCATTGCGTTCGCCTCGATCGCCATCGCCATCTGCGGCATCTCCGTCGCCATCCTCGCGCTCGTTCTCCGCTCCATCTGGAGCGACATCCAGAAGCACCGCTGACCAGGAGGAACCCATGTACCGAGAAGCGCACCTGGAGCTCGCGAACGAAGCGGTCACCAAGGCCGAGCGGCTCGCCGGGTGGGCGGAGAACGCGGCCCGCGGCGACGGCCCGCACAAGGCCGTCCCCTACGCCGCCGCCGGCACCCTCTGGGACTCGATCGCCCGCACCCACCTGCTCATCGCCCAGGCCATGCCCGACGACGACACCACCCCGGAGGCCTGACATGACCGAGCGCACCGCCGCCTGGCCGGAGGGTGTCATCGCCCGCTACCTCACCGTCGCCGGTGCCCACGTCGACATCTGGTACGACACCGGCACCCTCCGCACCCGGTGCAGCGGCGAACGCTGCGCCTGGACCGTGCGCAAGTCGACCCGCGTCTTCTACACCGACTCCGTCGCGGAGCGGGACGAGAAGATCACCGCCGCCGTCCCCGCGCTCCAGCCCGACGTCCAAGCCCACGCCGAGCGCTGCCGCGCCATGCCCCGCCCCACCACCTGACGGCTCAGGAGACCCCGATATGGCGTTCACCAGCAAAGACCCGCATACCGCAGCCGAGATCCTCAAGGTCGTCGCGCTCGGCGTCCGCATCGAGCGCCGCCAGGCCCGCGGCAAACCCGTCAAAGCCCTGGAGAACCGCGTCGAGCGCATCCGCGAGGACGCGCAGAAGCGCGAGGACGCCCGCGGACGCAAGTAGCTACACCCCGGGGACGGCGTCCTACCGCCAAGCACGGCGCCGTCCCCGGGCCCGGAC